CGGTGCGGCAGCTCACGCTCGTCGCTACGGGTCCGAGGATCTCATCAATGGCCCCTATGGTGGGCACGGGATGGGACACGGCCGGACACGGCGTGTCACTGGCGGGATCGACAAGTTCTCGGAGTACGTAAACGAGAAAGTCGTGATCTTCTCGGGGCTCCCTCAGTGGAACCGTTTCTGGAAGCTCGTGAGCGGTCACATGATGGCCGTCCGTGTTCGAGACAGTGTCGGCCGGTTCGATGAGCTGGACGAGCTGTCACGCGCCGATCTGGCGTCTGTGGGCATCGGTAGGACCGAGGCACGTCGTCTACAGAAGCAGATCGAGAAGCACGGCAGTACGTCCGAAGACGGCCGGTTCGATCCTGGCCTGGAGAACTGGGATAGCGACGAAGACGTCCGCACGTTCCTGATGGCTCTCCAGCGGGACATGAACCGCGCGATCAACACGCCTGGTGTGGGTGACACTCCGCGGCTGATGAACAACTGGGCGGGTAAGACCTGGCTTCAGTTCCAGACCTTCTCCTTCACGTTCATCAACCGGTTCATCTACCCGGCGATGCAGCGGTCAGCTATGGGCGACCGACATGCCCTGGCGTCCATCGGCATCGCAATGGCCGCGGCGACCAACGTCATGATCATGAAGGACATGCTCCACGGGAAGAACCCGATGGACCGCTTCAAGCAGGAGAATGCCGTATCGACGGCGTATGAGATCATCGACCGGAGCGGTATGCTCGGGTGGACCAGTCCGTACGTCAACGCGACGGCAACACTCGCTGGCCTGGGCGGCGCAAGCCGGTACGCCAGGAACAACGTGGTGACCTCTCTACTCGGGGTGAACTCGAACCTTCCGCGCGACATCAGCATGGCGCTGACCGCGGCGGCAGAGGGTGACCCTGACGTGATCCAGAAGTCGCTGGTCCTGCTCCCCTTCAGCACACACTTGCGGCTCTTCGAGCAGCTCTTCGAGTGAGGCCTTCGGGCCTCGCTCACCCTTCAAGAATCACTTGAACAACCCCCGAAAATACTGAGGTTTCAATGGCTTACGCCCGTACCCTAAAGTCGGGTGACGGCGCGACGACCGACTTCGTGTTCTCGTTTCCTTACCTCGCGAAGGACCATGTGAAGGTCTTCGTGGACGGGAACCTTGAGACCGATTGGACGTTCTTCGCTGCCGATACCATCCGGTTCATCACGGCACCTGCGAACGGAGCTGTGATCCTGATCACCCGCCAGACGTCGCCAAACGTGCGGCTGGTGGACTACTCGGTCGCCTCGTCTCTGAACGAGGAAGACCTGGACAACGACAGTCTCCAAGCATTCTACCTGGCACAGGAAGCCATCGACGCTTCCCGCGAGCCGCTCACTGTCTCGGACGTTGACGGCCAGTTTGATGGCCGTGGTCTGCAGATTAAGAACGTCGCGCAACCTACTGATCCTGATGACGTTGTTGTGCTGTCTTATCTCGACGTCTGGGTGGCTCAGGTCGAGGCCGCGCGTGATGCAGCGCAGGTAGCCCAAGGCTTGTCAGAGGATGCCCAGGATGCCGCTGAACAGGCAGAGGTCGATGCACTGGGGGCGTCCGACCTGGCCGAACGGTGGGCCACTGAGCTGGAAGATGTCGAAGTGGTCCCCGGCGGATACTCGGCATTCCATTGGGCAGAGAAAGCATATCAAAGTGCTGCTGCCGCGGCGCTGTTCGATCCCTCGAGCTTCGCCTCCGTTTCCCACACGCACCCTCAGTCGGATATCACGGACCTTGAGTCTGACCTGTCTGTCAAGGCAAGCCTGTCAGGTACTGAAACGCTCGAGAACAAGACGCTGACGGCCCCGGTTATCAACGGCGCTGTGACGGGCGGCAGTATCGCCACGACTGCCGAGGCAGAGGCGGGCACGGGCAACGACCAGATTATGACGCCGCTGCGCGTTGAGGAACACATGGAAGCCAATGCGTTGGGGTGGGGGCAAACGTGGCAGAATGTGGCGGGGTCGAGGGCGCACAGCACGTCTTACCAGAACACAACTGGTCGGCCCATTCAGGTTTCAATCGCAGCGTTTGGTGCCATCCCTCGGATTTTTCAAGTCTCAACAGACAACGCAACTTGGGTGGATGTGGCGGTCACGGGGAGGTCCGTGTCGGGGACGAACATTGCGTGGAACATCAACGCAAACATACCTGACGGACATTACTATCGGATCAACGGGTCTGCCACTGTTGCAGCCTGGGCGGAGTTAAGATAATGGAAAAAGGTTTCTTTCATCCCTCGCGTGGCTATTGGCAAACCGCTGGCGAGCCGCCGAAGCACGTCATTGACGGCTACCCGGAGGGAACCGTCGAGGTTCCCCTGAAGCCCGGTGCGGGTTACGAATGGGATGGCAGCGCGTGGGTTTACACCCCGCCGGACCCTGCTGAAGCCATTGCCACAGAGCGCGCGGCAATGGTGGTCAGTCGTTTCCAAGCCCGCGCGGCCCTTCTGAACGCGGGCCTTCTGGACAGCGTAGAAACGGCCCTCGCCAACGCTGACCCTTTCGCCAAGCTGGCGTGGGCGGATGCCACCGAGTTTCGCCGGAACAGCCCGACCATCGCGACACTGCAATCTACCATAGGACTGACCGATGAACAGATTGACAACCTGTTCCGCACGGCGGCGCAGATCGAGGCGTAAGCCATGAAGAGCTTCCTCCTCGAACTCTTTTCGGTCCTCTCACGCCTCCTCAACGTAATCACCGGCGGCACTGCAGACATGACCTTCTCCGCTCGGAGCTACAGGGATGATCTGTGGACCGCCGACGTGATTGACTGGTTGGCTCTCAAGATCTTCGGAGAGGAAGACCATTGCGCGAAGTGGTGGCTTATCGAGATCCAACGGTCCCGTCGAAACATCACCTTAGCTGAAGCTACTGAGAGCAGTGTCTGAGAGAGAGAACAACACCGACTCGCTCATCCCTCCTGGGTTGGGCCCCGTAGAACTCCACCTGGTTGCAATAGCGCAATCCCTGGTACGCCTGGAAGGCAAGGTGGACAAGGCGCTGGATGCCCACGTCGCGGTCGCGAAGGTCACTGACGACCACGAGACACGCATCCGTGCCCTTGAGCAATCGAAATGGAAGGTGATGGGCGTCGTGGCTGGCGTAAGTGCCGCCGTATCGACAGCCGTCGTCATCGCCAAGAACTCGGGAGTTATCCCCCTATGATCATCAAGAAGCTGGTCGAGCTGGTTGCCGAGATCTTCGGTACCTGGATCGAGGCCAAGCGTGAAGACGCGCGCGGCCGACTGGCCATCGCACGAACCCGAGCCGAGGCTATGGCGACCATCGATGTCGCCCAGGCAACGGCAGACATCCAGTGGGATCTGTCCCAGGCAGACGCCTCCAGGTATTCCTGGAAGGACGAGTTCTGGACGATCCTCCTCGCGGTCCCGGTCGTGATGGTCTTTGTGCCCGGCCTGGAGCCGTACGTCACTCAGGGCTTCACGGCCCTCGAGATCCTTCCCGACTGGTACAAGGCAGCCGTCGGCATCGCCATCGGTGCAGCCTTCGGACACAAGAAGATCCTGGACTACATGGTCCAGAGAAAGCAGAACCACGATGTCTGACATCAAGACACTGAAGTCGAAGCTGGTGGACCACCTGGTCGATCAGCTCGAGCATCCCCCGGAGGGCGGCGTACCGAACGGCGTCCTCACGACTGCGTCGGCCATGGTGAAGAACTTCGCCCATGAGATCGACGATGGAGAAGGTGAGCTGTCCATCAAGGATGATAAGCTCCGGAAGTTCCTCAGTCAGAGCGGTAAGTCCGCACACTGATGCTGAACCCTCTCCTGCTCGAACACGAGCTGGACGGCGAGACGCACAAGATCCCTCACTGGATCATCGAGAGGCCGGAAGACGAGTGGGAGCTGTACGAAAGCTTCCCTCGCTTCCTGGCCCGCGTCTGGGAACACCTGGGCCTACCGGCCCCGACCCGCGCTCAGTATGAGATCGCTCACCGTCTTCAGTACGGGTACGACTCGGCCGAGGCGCAGTTCCTTTCCGAAGAGCGCAAGAAGCAGCTCGCCGAACAGCCCCGCGAAGACATCATCCGAGCCTTCCGTGGTCTCGGGAAATCCTACATCACCATGGCGTTCGTCGCTTGGCGCGTCATGCGAAACCCACGGGACGAGAAGGTCCTGGTCGTGTCGGCCACCGGCTCGAAGGCCAAGGAGTTCGTGAGCCAGCTCAAGGGCATCATGTACTCGATGTACGAGCTGAAGTGGCTGCTCGAGGGTTCCAGGGAACTGGACGCCCCGCGGCGGGACACCGCTGAAGAGTTCGACGTCTCGGGCTCATCGCTGTCCCAGTCGTTCTCTGTCGCCGCCCGAGGCATCACCGGTCAGATCACCGGTAGCCGTGCGACCCTCCTGGTCGCGGACGACATGGAGATCGAGAAGAACTCGAAGACCGAGGAAGCTCGGACCCGGATCCTGAACACCGTCCGGTCGGACTTCGTCCCGATCACCAAGACCGAACACGGCAAGGGCGACATCATCTGTCTCGGTACGCCGCAGACGGAGGAGTCTGTCTACAACGTCATGGTCCAGGAGATGGGCTTCAGGTGCATGTGTATCCCCGTCCGGTACCCCGGCAGGGACAAGCAGAAGAACTACGTCATGATGACGGAGGGACGCACCGAGATCGACATCCTGGCGTCCTACCTGCGTGATCTCCACGACAACGGGGAGCTGGACGACGGAGCTGCCACCGATGACCGCTTCGGTCTCGATGAGCTGCTCGGTATCGAGGCGAAGGGCAAGTCCGCGTTCGCGCTGCAGTACATGCTCGACACGAGCCTGTCCGACGCCGAGCGGTATCCGCTTCGTCTGTCCGACCTGATCGTCATGTCCACCAACCCGGATCGTGCGCCTCGCACGGTATCGTGGGGCCTGGACACGGATCGCAAGAACATCGTCAAGGACATCCCGAACCTGGGGTTCTCTGGCGACCACCTGATCCGTCCGCTCTTCATCGACCGCGACTGGGTGGAGTACGAGCAGAAGATCCTGTTCGTCGACCCGGCTGGCCGCGGTAAGGACGAGACGGCCTGGGCAGTCCTTGGTCAGCTCAACGGCATCATCTACGTCATCGACGTGCAGGGTGAGGTTGGCTCTCCTGACGACGCTATGGCTCGCATCGCCCTGGACTGTAAGAAGCATCAGGTCCGTGAGGTCCTGGTCGAGCCGAACTTCGGACAGGGTATGTGGGTCTCGGCATTCCAGCCGGTCCTTGAGCGTGTCTACCCCGGCCGCTGCACCGTCATGGAAAGTGAGTGGGCGAAGGGCCAGAAGGAAACCCGGATCATCGACACCCTGGAGCCGGTGCTGTCATCGCACCGCCTAGTGGTGAACGAGGGTGTCCTGAAGACGGACGCCAAGAAAGACGACCGCGTCTACAGCGTCCAGTACCAGCTCACGCACATCACCCGTGACCGTGGGTGTCTCAAGCACGACGACCGCTTGGACGCCCTGGCCGGTGGGGTGGCGCACTTCATGCGCTCGATGTCGATGGACGTCGACCGAGCCAAGGCTGACCAGGTGGCCGCGGAGAAGGAAGAGATGATCGACGCCTTCGAGAATGCTCTCGAGGGCGGATCGATGTTCAACGGCCGGGAGCTGTGTTTCGACCAGGATGAACTCCTGGCGGGCCAGAGCTGGCGCGGCTTCTTCTCCTGACGCCGTCACACAGCCACAGAGCTGTCCACACACGGGCAACTCGGGGTCTCCAGGCACACTGGTCCCCGAGCGCCCCTCACAGCCTCTCACAGAGCAAAAAATCAGAGGAGGATGCCATGAGCATCGTCGACCGAACCCCGCGCGTGGGCCTTCCGGTCTATGCGTCGGCGGATGACTTCCCTTGGGATGAGGATCGCTGGCCGAACTTCAGCCCCCACGAGTTCGCCTGTAAGGGCACCGGCCGGGTCGCTGTCGATCCCGAGGCCCTGGATCTTCTCCAGGAGATGCGGACCCGGATCGGCAAGCCGTTCTACGTCGTCTCGGGCTATCGCTCGCCCACGCACAACCGCCACGTCGGCGGGGCCAAGCACAGCTTCCACAAGGATGGTGTCGCGTTCGACATCACCATGGACAACCACGACCCGTACGAGTTCAAGCGTATGGCCGAGGAGGTTGGCTTCGATGGCATCGGGACGTATCCCCCGCGTCGCGGGAACTTCATCCATGTCGACAATCGAGGCTACCGGGCCCGGTGGGGTAACCGGTTCTAGACCTGTAGCCTCAGACAGCCGCAGAGCGAGTCACTGACAGGCAACTAGGGGTTCTCGGGTATGAGTGCCCCAGAACGGACCTGAAGGCCGTCAGTGACTCGCTCAGGGCTTCACTTGCCTCGGGAGAGCCACCAGCCCCAGACAAAGAAAAGACCCCAGACTCCCAGGACGAAAGCCATAAGGGCGACCTGACGGCCGAGAGCGGAGTCGATGGATAGGATGAGATCGAACATAGCGGGTTACCTAGTAGGGTTGTTGCTGGATGTCAAAGCCCCGCGTCGAGGGCCTTGCGGGCCTTGGAGACACTGAACTGGATTGCATCCTTGGCATCCCGTTCACGCTCCAGCTCGTTAGTCAGCATGAAGATGTTGCGCTCCAGGTCGATGATCACATGGCGGATGTACCAGGCAACCACAGCAGAGATGACGCCAGCCGTAATGATCAGCGTGAAGGCTGTGTACAGATCCATGATGGACCTCCTTGGTTGGGTTGGGTTGGGTTGGTTGGGTAACTCTCTAGGACCCCAGAGGACCCATGTGATACCTAAGGGTCTCTAGCTGACACATGTGTCCTCTAGGGAAGGGGCTCCCCTGGCGGGGAAGCTGCTGGACTAGTCAACGCACGTCATCGCAGGGAGGTCGTACCGTGTCCCTACGAGGTCCCTACGATATCCCTATGTGTTACTCATTGAGTATAACACAGAGGCACACAGAGCATATCTTCGACTATGTCCATTTAGAGATGCTCCTGGAATTCAAGGGCCAGGGAGCTGCGGTCTGGGATCACCACCCTGAAGTTCCTGGGGTCCAGGTTGTTGGGGTTGTTGTCCTTGAAGTACAGCATCGTCCCTCGAGGGGGGATCTCGTCGTATTGTAGGGCGTAAGCTATCTGAGCGGCCGGTACGTAGGCCTTGTCGATCCTGACATACAGCCGCTTGCCTATCCGCTTGTAGGCTGGAGTGTCTCCTGTGTGGTTCCTGATCAGCTTACCGTGAGGAAGCAGGGAGAATAGCTCCTTGAGTCTGGAGAGGCCTATGGTCTCGATGGACCTCGTCTTGATGGTTGACGTCATAGAGGTTCCTTTCTGCTGGTCACTATGGTCGTGTATGGCCAGTTCTAGGATTCCCCTTGTTTTACTGGCGATGGCTGAGGGGTCCGATTGAAAAATTGCCTGGCGATTTACAGGCATATATCTCCCCCGCGCGAACCCAGCGCCCCCCATGGCCCCCGCACATGCACACGCGCGGGCGCGCGCGAGGCCGGGGGTCCGGTCGGTCGGGCTGGCAGGGCTGGCAGGGCGCACCGATCAGGGCCGTCTGGCAGGGCGGCATGGCACACTTGCGGCACACTCGAGACCACAGGGCAGCGTAGGGCCAGCGCACATAGGACAGGGCGCAGGGTGTACTGTCAGCCTACCATGCCCGCGGCACACCGCATGGGCAGGGCTGGCAGGGCAAGCGAATCACCTTACGAATCAGGGCGAATCATCTTGCGAATCAGGGGCAATCAGGGCTGGCAGGGCGCGGATTCAGGCGGCGAAGACCGACAGAAGCCCCTGTTTTTTTCGTTAGGCATCAATGAGTTATCAAAAAGATACAGCAACACCAACATTTCCTGTTGAACGTGGCGCATCTATCTGGTCTACAGGATGCACCGAACGGCACAACACGACGCCGAACGGGGCAGGGGCCAGCCGCCCGAAGACATATCACCGGCTTGGCGTCGAAGGACCGCCTCTTAGCTTAATTGCGACAGGGCACGGGCTGACCGGCGCAGGGGAGTGGGACCGCCTAGACAGGGGCATCCACAATGGCCACCCAGAGCCGCTTCCTATCAACCCTGCGCGGACT